AACGGAATGATTATGGAGTTATCACCCGAATACATAGATGTAATTATTAAAAGATGGCAAGACTACACGGGCAAGAAAGCAATACACGCTGAATCTGGTGATGAATTTGTAGAGGTGGATAATGGGAAAATCTAAAGAAACTGAAGAAAGTCAAAAGACTGGCAGACCACTAGCTGAAATTGACTGGGAAAAAGTCGATAATATGTGTGGCATTCGCTCTACTGGCGAAGAAATAGCTGGAGTGTTGGGGATTGGATACAGCACATTGTATAGAGCAATAAAGCGTGAGTTTGATATGACTTTTGACGAGTATTTCGCCCTTAAATCGCAGAATGGTAAGGTGTCTATAAGAAGAAAACAATACCAAACCGCAATGAATGGTAATCCATATATGTTGAAGTGGCTTGGTGTTAATTGGCTAGGTCAATCAGATAAGAAAGAGTTAGATATTTCAGGCGGTATGGACATGAATTTTAAAGTGGAGTTCATAGACCCTGATGCAGACTTTGAGTAAAGAGGAGCAAAAATTTCAATTGTCTAGGGTGTTCAAGCCTTTATTTAAACCTAAAAGGTTCAAGGTTTTTTATGGAGGTAGAGGCGGTGGTAAATCATGGGCTTTTGCTATTGCGTTATTACAAAGAGGCATGAAGAAGCCACTAAGGATATTGTGTACCCGTGAGGTTCAAGGCTCTATCAGAGATTCAGTACATAAGCTATTAGTGACGTGTATTGAGAATAATAACTTAGAGAGGTTCTACCGTATTACTCGTGACTCTATCTATGGAATGAACGGTACTGAGTTTATCTTTCACGGATTGAAGCACGACCCTATGCAAATTAAGTCGCTTGAAGGTGTTGATGTTTGCTGGGTGGAAGAGGCTCAAAAAATTAGCAATGAGAGTTGGGAAATTTTAATTCCTACTATTCGTAAGAAGAACTCTCAGATTTGGATTTCCTTCAATACGAATTTAGAGACAGACCCCACTTACCAGAGATTTATTGTTAATAAAAGACCTAACCAAGTAACTGTAAAGGTCAACTGGCAGCATAACCCATATTTTAGTGATGAGCTAAGAGATGAGATGCAGTACCAGCGTGAGTTAAATTATGACGATTACCTTCATATTTGGGAAGGTGAATGTAAGACGGCATCAGACGCTCAAATCTTTAAAAATAAATACATTGTTGAGGACTTTGATTCACCAGTAAGTGTCACCTATTACTACGGCCTAGATTGGGGATTCTCACAAGACCCTACAGTGATATTAAGGTGCTTTATTGTGGGTAATGATTTATACATTGATTATGAAGCAGGTGGTACACAGGTTGAGCTAGATTTAACCTACAAGTTGATTGATTCAATACCTAATGCTAGACATCACGTTATTAGGGCGGACTCAGCAAGACCTGAGTCAATTAGCTTTGTTAGAAGGCAAGGCTACAAGATAGAGTCAGTACATAAATGGTCAGGTTCAATTGAAGATGGTATTGAGCATATCAGGAGTTTTAATATGGTACATATTCATTCACGCTGCATGGAAGTGGCGAGTGAGTTTGTTAAATATAGTTACAAAGTGGATAGGTTGAGTGAAGATATATTGCCGACAATAGTGGACGCAGATAACCATTATATTGACGCATTACGGTACGCACTACAACCAATGATTAAACGAAAAGGAAAGCCAAAACTGGCGAGAGTTATAGGAGCATAACATGGGAATTGAAAGTAAACATCCGTACTACGAGCAAGCGAGCAACCAATGGTCAAGAATTAGAGACTCATTTGATGGCAGTGATGCTATTAAATCAAAAGGGGTAGATTACCTGCCTAAATTAAGCGGCCAAACGACTGAGCAATATAACGCTTATAAATTAAGAGCGGTGTATTACAACGGCATTGAGCGAACGGTTAAAGGCCTAGTAGGTGCGGTTATGAGAGTTGAGCCTATTATTGACGTGCCGCCTAAAGTGGAAGAGTGGCTAAAAGATATTACAGGTACTGGCATTTCATTAAATGACTTTATTAGTCATATGTTGAGTGAGCAATTACTTACAGGTAGGCAAGGTGTTTTGATTGACCGCAATGAAGTGCGCCCTTATCTGACAGGCTACACAACAGAGCAGATTACAAATTGGCTTGATGATACGATTGTATTACAAGAGACATACCGCAAGGTAGACCCTAAAGACCCGTACAAGTCAGAATACGATATTCAATACCGTGAACTGGCTATTAAAGATGGTGTGTTTGTTGTTAGCATTTGGCGCAAGGGTAAAGGTGGCTGGAAGATTGTAGATGAGTTATTCCCTACAATGCGAGGTGATGGTTTAGAAGGTATCCCGTTTGTTTCTATTAGTGGTGATGGCTTTAACTTAGAGCCTAGTATGTCATCTCTATTATCTTTAGCTGACATGGGTTTATCTCTATACAGAACATCAGCAGACTTAGAACACGGTAGGCACTTTACAGCGCTGCCAACTCCTTACGTTACTGGTATTGATGGCGATAGTGAACTAACCATTGGTTCGGGTACAGCATGGATATTGCCAGACTCATCTTCTAAAGCAGGTTACTTAGAGTTTACTGGTCAAGGCTTAAAAGCATTAGAGACAGCAATGGAAGAGAAGCGCTCTTTCATGGCATCATTAGGCGCACAGTTACTACAATCTCAGAAGTCAGGTGTAGAAGCGTCAGATACAGTTAGATTAAGACAAAACGCTGAAGCGTCTACTCTGATTAGCACGGTTAAGACGGTAGAGCGAGCTATTGAGTCAGCATTACAAGTGATGGCTGAGTGGGATGGTATTACAGGTGATATTAGTATTAAGCTAAATACTGACTTTGTTGATACCAAGATTAACGCTCAAGATATGACCTCGCTAATGGGTGCATGGCAATCAGGTGCTATTAGTCATGACACGTTCTTATTCAATATGAAGAGGGGCGAGATACTAGACCCTGAAACATCTATTGAAGATGAAAAAGACCGCATTGAAGTTCAGGCTGGTGAGTTTGAGTAATGCCTTCAGTTAATGACAAAATCTTAGATGAGATAATCGGTCACTCGGTTGATTTACAGCGCCTAGAAGCCTCTGTTAAGTTCAGGATAAGAAAGGAGCTTAAGAAGCTAGAAAAAGGGCTTGTTGATGAGTTGAATAACTCTAATATTTGGGATGCTAAAAGACAACAGACTAGACAAAAAAGACTAAAAGCTCTCTTAAAGCAAACTAAAGAAACGATTGAAAGCACTTATAAAGCTATATCCAAAGAACACCTAAACACTTTAACAGGTGTTGCGTCTTTAGCTGAGAGACAGGCAATTAGTTCTATTAATAATTCTATTAATTTTGAATTAACCTCTGTATCAATGTCCAAGCAAATGTTAAAGGCAATAGCTTCTGATACTTTGTTTGAAGGCGCTCCATCTAAAGAATGGTGGGCTAGAAGGAGTGTGGCTTTTCAGGCCAAGTTTGCCGATACAGTTCGTCAAGGAATGATGCGAGGTGATGACACTAAGACCATTACTAGAAACTTAGTAGGCACTGCAAAGAATAAGTTTAAAGACGGGGCATTAGCGCCTAATTACAGAAGCGCTGAAGCCTTGGTTAGAACCTCTATACAGTCGGTGGCCAATACCGCTAGAATCGAAACTTATCAAGATAACAAAGATTTGATTAAAGGTATTCAGTGGTCTTCTACCTTCGACAGTAGAACGACTGAAACTTGTGCTACCTTAGATGGAGAGCAGTGGAACATGGACTTTGAACCACTGAATGGTGGTCCAGTATATCCAGGAAGCACAGCTCACTGGAATTGTCGTTCGACTACCGTTGCGATTATCAAAAGCTGGGAAGAGTTAGGCGCTAAAGGTAAGTTTAAAGAGATTCCTAAAAGTACACAAGCGTCTATGGATGGCCAAGTATCAGGAAAGTTGACCTATGAAGGATGGCTTAAAAGTAAATCTAAAGCAACACAAGAAGATGTACTTGGTGTGACTAAACGTAAGCTATGGAAAGAAGGCAAGCTAGGTTTCAGTGATTTAGTCAGTGGAAGTGGTAGTAAACCCTTAACTGTAGAACAGTTGAATATTAAGCTGGATAAGCCTAAGAAGACTGTTAAGGCGGTAGTTCCAAGAGTTGCTGAACCTGTTAAAGCGCCAGCAAGACCAATCTTTAATCAACACTATAAAACCAAAACGCCAGAGGCTAAAGAAAAGACTTGGAGAAAGTGGGATAACGACCAAGAAAATACAGTTATTCATAGTAAAGAGGAGGCTTTTCATAAGTGGGGAACTTGGCATTATCCAGAGTTTAAACAGGAATTTGCTTCTGGTAAATTAACATCACCAACAGCAAAATCTATGGCTAAGACGTTTAAGAAATATGACGGAGACCATGACGGGTCAACTCTATACCGTGGAATGATAGTTGAAAAATCAGAGAGCGAGGATTTTGTTAATTACATTAAAGGGTTAAAAAAGGGAGATGTTTTAAGTGATTCATCACCTCTTTCGTTCACTAAAGACTCTAGCGTTGCAAAGTCTTATTATAAATCTGATGATGTAATAGAGGGTCAGGATTTATCTGTTTTAATAAAAGCAAAGAAAGTAAAGAAGCAAGGTTTTGATATATCAGATATTTCAAACCACATGGAAGAAGCGGAAGTTGTTATTGTTCCAGATACAAAATTCAAGATAATAAAAATCATACAAGATGAAAAGCATTTGTCTAACGGTTACAGAAACGGCGAATGGGTTGATGATATAAAAACAATAGTTATTGAAGTGGAGGTTATATAGTGAATATTTTTACTAAATTAATGCTGGTTGCTGATAAAAAAAGAGCAAAAGTATTGTTAGAAAAAGACAAAAAGAAGAAAAAAAACAAGAAAACAAAGTAATTTTAAAACAAGTGTCAGTGGCACATTATTCGGAGAATAAAAATGAGTGAAGAAGAAGATGTAAAGATGTATTCAGAAGACGAGTACAACAGCGTTAAAGGTAAGCTAGATGAGTTTCGTGGTAACAACGTCAAGCTAATGAAAGACATGGAAACATTAAGCGCTAAGTTTGATGGCATTGATGTAGATGGCTACAAGGATATGGTCAAACAACAACAAGCCATGAAAGATAAGAAGTTAATTAGCGAGGGCAAGATTGATGAATTATTAGAAGAACGTACTAAGACAATGCGTGAGAAACATAACCAAGAATTAGAGAAAATTCAAGGACTTAACGGTACTTTGAATAAGCAACTAGAGACCTTGGTTATTGATAACGCAGTAAGAGATTCAGCGACAAAGGCAGGTGTAGTTGATACAGGTATTGATGATGTGTTGTTACGCTCTCAATCAGTATTCTCCCTTGAGAAAGGTAAGGCTGTGCCTCATGACCCAAATGGAAACATTATCTATGGTGAAGGCACTAGCGAGCCTATGTCAGTACAAGAATGGGTAAAGGGTCAAATGGAGGTAGCGCCACACTTGTTTAAATCATCAAATGGCAGTGGCTCAGAACATGGTAAGAATTATGTCGGCTCAGGCTCAAGAGATTTAAGCGCATTAGAAAAGCTACAGTTAGGTTTCGCTAAGTAACGCCCTAAAAAACTCTCCTCGTTTTCCCCCCCTTCATTGGGGGGTTTTTTTTGCCTATTAAATATTTTTATAAATACTTGATTTTTATTGATAAACATGGTTTAAAATGAGGCAAACGTCACAGAGTGGTGTTGTTATCCTACGTTTTTCCTGTGGAAAAAAGAGTAGTAAGTTTATATATTTTAACTTGCCTGTTTTTTTTTCATGATATAGGCAAAATTTAGGAGAAGTCAATATGGCATCTGTAACTCTAGCTGAATCAGCTAAATTATCACAGGACTTGCTTGTAGCTGGCGTTATTGAAAACGTCATTACTGTAAATCCCTTTTACGACATCTTACCGTTTCAATCAATTGACGGCAACTCACTAGCATACAATCGTGAAAACGCATTGGGCGCTTCAGAGTGGACAGGTGTTGGCTCAACTATCTCTGCGGGTAAAGCAGCGGCGACATTCACGCAAGTGACTACTAGCCTAACTACACTTGTAGGTGACGCTGAGATTAACGGCTTAATCCAAGCTACACGTTCAAACTTGACAGACCAAAAAGCGGCACAAGTTGCTTCTAAAGCTAAGTCAATTGGTCGTGCTTACCAAGACAAACTAATCAATGGTACGGGTTCTAGTAACCAAATCACAGGTTTGTTGTCTTTAGCTACATCAGCACAAACTAAGACAGGCGCAACTAACGGTTCTGCTTTATCTTACGACTTGTTAGATGAGACTTTAGACAAAGTAACTGATAAAGACGGTACTGTTGACTACATGATGATGAACGCTCGTACTATCCGTTCATACTACGCATTGCTTAGAGCATTGGGTGGCGCAGGTATCGGTGAAGTTATTACTTTACCTTCAGGCGCGCAAGTACCATCTTACCGTGGTATTCCAATCTTCCGTAATGACTACATCCCTGTAAACCAAACACGCGGTTCAAGTTCTACTTGTACTTCAATTGTTATGGGTACGTTGGATGACGGTTCTATGTCACACGGTATCGCAGGCTTAACAGCTTCAGGTAACGCAGGCATCTCTATTGAAGAGTTAGGCGCATCAGAAACTAAAGACGAGTCAATCACTCGTGTTAAGTTCTACAACGGTCTAGCTAACTTCTCAGAGAAAGGTCTAGCAATGTTGAACGGTATTACTAACTAATATTGTTTGATGAAATCCACCTATCTTAGGGTAGGTGGTACTTATTAAGGAAAGATTATGGCATTAAACGCAACCGTAAATAGCTCATCTTCGGACAGTTACATTACCGTATCAGACGCTGATGCCTACCATGAAACACACTTATACGCTTCTACATGGACAAGTGCTGTAGACGCTGATAAAGAAAAAGCATTAAAGATGGCTACTCGTATATTAGATGAGAAGATAGATTGGTCAGGCTCAAGGGCTACCAGCACACAATCTCTAGCATGGGGTAGAACTGGCGTTACTGACGATGGTCAAACCGTAGAGTCAACAGTACACCCACAAGCCATTAAAAATGCCACAGCAGAATTTGCAAGACATCTCCTAGCAGGTGACTCAACAGTTGATGCTCAAGGTAAAGGATTAGCAAGCCTAGAGGTTGGTTCAATTGTTCTGAGCTTTGATAAGAATGACACAGCAGGCGTTATCCCTTCTATCGTTCAAGAGATGTTAAGAGGCTGGGGAAGTATTCATGCTCGTGCTAAGTTTGGCACAGTGGCGGTAGTGAGAAGCTAATGGGTCTTAGAGACGCTATTTTAAGCGCTGTAAGTTCAGCTATTACCGCAACAGGCGATATAGCAGAAAGCATTACCTATATAGCAACGTCAAAAGCTAATTATGACGTGTACACAGGCAAGAAAGAAGCTACTGAAACCCAGTACCCTCTTAACGCTATTGTTACCATTGTAAGTGATAAAGTATTAAAAGGCTCTATAGCTTCAGGTAACACAGGCGAGTTAAGTGTTCTATTTGCCGCTAAGGGTCTTGCGTTTACACCAAAAACTAATGATATTGTTTTAAGAAATTCTGAAAGATACACTATTAGCAAGATTGACACAGACCCTGTTAATGCTTCATACACTTTATTAATTAGGAAGCTAGGATGAGTGTTCAATCATTTAGCGCAGACCTATCAGCGTTCAGTAAAAGAACTGGAGTTGATGCCGAAGTTGCTGTGAGAAAAGTAGCTTTAGAAATATTTGATGGAGTTACTAAAAAGACACCTGTTGATACGGGTCGTGCTAAAGGTAATTGGAATTTATCTATAGGCCGTGCTGATGAGTCAATTGATGATAGTGCTACAAGCACAGGCCAAGGCCTTCCTGCTAAAGCGCCAAATGTTAGTTTGTCTGGCGGGTTGAAGTCTATCTATATTACAAATTCTTTAGACTACATTTATGCTTTAGAGCATGGACATAGTAAAGTCAAAGCGCCAAAGGGAATGTTGGCAATAACTTTGAATGATATTAGAGGTAGCTTAGTATGAGTTTCGCTAATGAGCGTCTAGCTATTGAAGATAGATTTATAGAATACTGGAGAGATACGC